CTATCGTCCTTGTGGATCGCCCCGATCAATTCGGATTTGAGATTCGAGTTCTTGAGCTTCATGGTCAGCAAGATCCAGAAGATATCCTAGCATCGAAAACTGCTCTTTCTCTGCAACCTCCCTCAGCCGCTTGACTGCACCCCGCACATACAGAACCTGTTCCAACTTCCGTCTGTCCTCTTCTGTCATGAAGCTCTCCATGAGGGGGTCACAGGTGAAGCTATCGGCATAATTGTAGCGACGCAACAGCGCTACCCGTGCGAATGATGTCTAACGCTTCATCGCAGCAATTGAGGGCCCAGGCGCGGCCATACGTCAGGCGCTGTCGGGCGGCATTCCAATGCCAATATGCCCGCTGTCGTGAGCCCCTGCCAGGGCTTATGGCCGCCCGGGAGCGGCAATACCTACGGTGGTGGCCGGCCTGTGATCCAGGTGTAGACACTGACCACGGTCGCCGCCGCACCAAGCACCCATCCGCCGAATTTGATCAGCCAGTGCCCGAGCGTGCCCGCGCCCCGCGCCTGCTCGCGCATCACCTTCACATCGTCGGTGACCTTGCGCATGTCTCCCACTTCGCTTGTCAGTGACGCGATCCCCGATTCCAGATGGCTGGTGCGGGTGGTTAGATCGGCGGCCGTGGCAGTGATCTCATCGAGTCGCTTGTGCACATTCGCGCGGCTCTTGTTCGCTTCGGCGATGGCTGTAACATTGCGTTTCTCATTGCTCTCGATCGTATCGCCGAGGGCTTTCACGGCACCGGTCAGCTCCCCGATTGATCTGTAGATGTCGTTCAGGCTTGCCGGCTCCGTCATTGCGCCCCGCTTTCAATTCCCGTTTTCATCTCGTCGTACCAGCCGGCACATTCCCGGATTTGCCCGTTGGCGCGGGCCAGCGCCCGATCGGTCTTGATGAGCGCTGCGTCGAGCCGGTCACCGGCGGCAACACCTGACCGGTAAGTTCGGCGGCATCCGTCCGGGTACTCCGGTAGGGCCCGGCCAATCCGTCGCTCCTCGTCCGCGACAGAAAGCGCGTTCGAAACCTGCTCTGCATTCGCCCTCTCCCGCTCGGCCGCGACAAATCTACCGTCCGCGCAGCCGATCAAGGACAGCGTCATCAACAGCACAATCCCGATCAACAGGGCGCGAAAGCAAATCTTCCAAGTCATCACTCAAGATCTCGTTTTCTGTCTGGATGGCGGCAAGGCGAGCCGCGAGGTTGGTGCGCGCAACGATTTCGACAGAGAGCCGTCTATTGGCTTCAGAAGCGGCCGCGCCGCGAGCAGCGGCGATTTGCTTCTCGGCTTCGAGCTGCGCCTCGAGCGCCGCGATCTCAGCACCGGCTACCATTTCGATCACCCGCTCATTGACCGCGTGCCGGATGGCAGATTCCTTGTCGAAATGCAGCCAGGTCAAAGCAGCGAGGAGCACGCCCAGCGGGATCGGAATCGTGATACCGACGATACGCCAGAGGGCTTTCACAATGACCATTCCGCTCACGGGTTCTGCTCCCCGTCCGTTTGCTCAGGAGCGGCGATATCCTCCGGCCACCCCTCGGGCAGCGCTTCCGTCGGATCGGCTTTCACCTTGTCATATTCGAGCTTGTAGGCCGCGCCGAGCAGGCCCAGCGCTGTGGGCCATATTACCACCAGCACAGCTGTCATCGCTCCGACCATCTCGGCGCCGAGCCACATGGCGAGGACTGTCATCATCACCGCCGAAACAAAAACCAGCCAGGCCGCCTCGCGCTTGCCGGACTTGCCGGCGATGCGCGGCGCAACACCTAGCAGCCGCAGAATGTGGACCAGCATGGCTAAGCCTCGTTTGTGGTTTCGACCAGCCGACCGCCATCAGCCACAACACGGCCACCAGTGGGCAGCGGGAAGCCTGCAGGCCAACGGATGCCGCCAGGACGCAAACGACCCTTCTTCAGCTTTGTGATGGTAATGGCATTCGACTGGTTGCCGCCGAGCACATGGTAGTGAGTGGAATCCTCGCCTACATAAAAACCGACATGGCCCTGCCAGCCCTTTGGAGATCCGCGCCAGAACACAAGGACCGCACCGAAGGCCGGGGTTTTCAATTCCCGGCCAAACTTCAGCCAGTTGATCGAGGCCATAGGATTGCTGGGAACCGGCTCATCCGGCAGCGCGCGGAGAATGGCTGTCTCGACCGCATCGCCGCACCAGGGCGTCCGCGCCGGGTCGGCAGCGCTGCCCGCCGACCGAAGCCATGCGGAGAGCATCATGTGATCGCGGTTTTCGTGAAGCCCCTTCCGACGCATTATCTCGTCGACCCAAGGCGGTGTGGGACGGGAAGCGCCGGCAGGCGCGCCCTTTCTGGTGAGCGCGCGATCGAGCGCGGCCCATGTGCGCGGGCCCGGAATGCCGTCGATGCCAAGGCCGTGATCGGACTGAAACTCTCGGACCGCCTTGCGCGTATTCGGGCCCATGGCGCCGTCGACAATGCCAGGATTATAGCCGAGCGCCTTCAAGCGCTCCTGAAGATCGCGTGTCGTCTGCATAATGATTTCCTTGTGGTTGGTGCGGCTCACACCGCAATCGGTCGTCTATCTGCTGTCGCTGCCTGCTCCGCCACCGGGCTGCTTGAGCTCAACGCTCGTGGTGTTGCCCGAGCTTCGGCTTCCCGAATGCGTGACAGTGACCATGCGATAGGTCCCATCGATACCGGGCCGTGCGCCGGAGATTGTAATCAGCGCCTCGGTCTGGGCTGCCGGGTTGATGTCGATCGTGGCGCTGCCCTCGCCGCCCTCGCGTTCAGCCTCGCCCTTGCGCGCCTCGCCCACCTGCTTGGCCTGGTCCTTGTCCTTCACCGCCGCGCGGATAATGTTGACGGCCTTGGCCGGGCGCATTGCGCTGAAGTCAGTTTCCTCTTCCTCGAACGCCGCCTGCTCACGATCGAAATAGCGGACCTTGGCAGCCGCATAGAGGCCCCGGCCTGTGAGCGGCGCGATGTCCCAGGAGATGAGGTTCTTTCCGTAAGCAGCTGAAATTCCAGCCAATGTGTCCTTTCCGCGCTTAGCGAACACTGCCCTGTCACCGCGCAGCTTGAAGGTGGCATTCATCTCGCGCGCCAGTTTCTGACCCACATGCAGGAAGGATTCACTGTCGGCCGCCCAGTAGTCGCGTGAGATATCACCAAGCTGCGGGTCAATTGTGAGCGAGTAGCCGGCGTTCTCAGCCACCTCGCCCAGAAATTCCTCAAGCGTCGCATCATCCTTGTGCAGAGCCTGCGGCTGTTTGGCCTTGCCCTTGGTGTCATAGCCCTTGGCACTGATCGAGAGCGTGAGCCCGGCGCTGCGTGAGCCCTGGCTGCGCACCTTGTCGACAGTACCCTCGAACACACGCACGCCATTGATGGCGGCGGTGACCCGCGACCCTTCGTCGGGCATGCGGAACTGCCCTCCTGTGTCATCGACCGTGATCGAGAGCGTGTCGCCCGCTGTGCCGTCCTTGTCCGTGACCATGATCGCGGTCAGATGCGGGCGCAGGCCGGCGGAAATATCGGTCCCGTTGATCGTAACCGACCAGATGTTTTGCCAGGACATTGCGGTCAGCCGAACAGGGTGATCAGCTGTACCGAGGCCCGCGTCTCGACAGGCAGCGGCGGAAGCCGCACTACCGTGCCGAGCGGCAGCACCGGACCCAGGCCTGCCAGACCGGGGTTGGCATCAAGCGCCTCCTCCACCAGTTCCTGGCCGCGCACGCCATATCGACGCCACAGCAGCAAATCGAGGCTGATGCCCTCGCCCCGGATCGTAACCGTTTCCATCATTCTACCTCAGCGCCTCGAAGATCGAGATCAGTGCCGCGACTATCGCCCCACCGTCATAGCCGGCCTGCACCTTGCGCATGCTGACGGAGTACTTGACCGTGAAGCCCACGCCGTCACGCATCAGCTGGCCATGACGCTCGCTGATATCGGTGATCGCATAGGTGCCGAGCCGCTTGCCGTCGCCCCGCATCACCGGAAACCGCGCCCCTGTGCGCCTCATCTCGTCAAGCATCTCGAATTCCGCCAGTCCGCCCGTCTTGAACGGCAGCAACTGACCGGTGATTGTGAGCGTATCCTCACCCTGGCCCATGAATTCCGACGGCTTGAGACCGCCCATCACCGCCTTCTCGACCAGATCGGCTGAAGCCGTGCGATCGAACTTGTCAGCATTGAACGGCCGCGTGTCCATCACCACGCCGCCCAGGATGAAGAGGCTCATGCCACGCTCCACTCCTGATCGAACTGTCCGCCCGACAGTGAATCACCGGCAATCTTCCCGAGCGCCTCATTGACCGCCCGGGCAATGGCCTGCGGGTCCATTCCAGGCTGCGCCACCACCTGAATGGTAATCCCGCCCATGTTGACCGTCTGGCTTCCGCCACCGGGCATCACACCTCCACGTCCGCTCATCATTGACGATGTCGCATCCGCATCGTGCACATAGCCCGAGCGCGAAGGTGTGACGAGTTCCGGGCCATCCTCGCCCACAAGGTAAGTGCGGCCACCCGCGATGGCCCCACCGGCGGCTCTTGTCCCTGCAATTGCAGCATTGTCATTTGCGGGGTTCGGCGCGCCGCCGCCCAACCATCTCGGCAACGAGGGCCACTTGATAAGACCCGACAGGTCGATCCTTCCGATCGCCGCGATGATTTTCGAAGGGAGGGATTTCAGCCACGCCCAGAGCGCATCGAAAGCGGTCTTTATGCCATCGACCAGTGCACGACCGACGCGCTCACCAGCTGATCGGAACTCCCCGGTAGCCTGTTCGGTGTATTGATTGATCGTGAAGATGTCGCGAACCCAACCGGACAACGCCGCCGGGATAGCCTTGACCGCTGCAATCACTGCAGCGCCGCCCGCGTTGATACTCGCCGCAGCGGCATCGATGGCAGAGCGAACAGTTGCCGGCTCTAGACCAAGCAATGCGCCAATATCAACGATCCTGTTGGCCGCCCACCCCGCGACAGCGTTAGCGATCTGCGCGCCTGCACCGGCAATGGACGAGACCGCCTCGCTCAGCGCCGAGCCCACAACCGAAGCAAAGCCGTTGACGAACTCCGATATCGGCGTCCAGTAATTGTAGACCACCAATGCGAGCGCCGCGACGGCGGCAATCACGCCCCAGATAGGCGCTGTGATACCGGCAATGGCCGCCCCGATAGCGGTCGCCGCGGTGGCGATGGCAGATCCAGCAGCGCTCGCGCCGGCGACCAGGCTCGCGAAGAACCCGGTTCCACCGGTTGCCGAGAGCAGCGTCATCGAAAGTCCGAACCTGCGGACCATTCCGGTTGTTTCGGCGATCTTCGTTCCCGCCGCCATCATCAGCGATGCTGATCGGCCGACCGCAATTGCCGCGTCCAGCACTCCGCCCTTCAAGAACAGGAATGCCCAGCGCGCAGCCAGTGTGGCGATGCGCAGGCCCACCAGCGTCGAGACAAGACCGATGATCTGCGCGGTCAGCGCCGGAATGGCCTTCACCCACCCGGCAATCGCCGCAAGCACCGGCATCAGCGCACGAGACGTGCTTTCAACTGCGGGCAGCAACGCCGTGCCGATACGGATAGCCACTTCCTTCACATGGTTTTGCAAGAGCTGCAGGGTGTTTGCCGTTGTCCTTGCCCTCACCTCGAACTCCTGCTGCGCCGAGCCCGCGTAGAAGGCCTGATCGGCGACAGAGGCGAGAGCGCCTTCGAGCAACCCGGCATTCTCGATCAGCGGCATGATGGCGCGCGCCTCGTCGCCGAACAGATCAGAAATTGTCGACGCCTGCACATGTTTGGGAAGCGACCGGATGCGCTCAATCACATCATTGAGCGTGCCGACCGCATCCTTGTTAAGCCGCTTGGCAACCTGCTCCGCGTCGAGCCCGAGCTTTGCGAACGCGCGCGACTGGGACTTTGTCGCGCTCTCCCCCTTCGCCAGCGCCCGGCCGACATTGCGAAAGGAGGTCGCCGCCACCTCCGCCGGCGCGCCGGCGGCAATCATCGCCGACCCGAGCGCCGCGGTCTGCTCCGCCGTGAACCCGTATTGCTTGCCCACCGACCCGACGCGCTCCATGAAATTCAGCAGATCCGGTGCGCTCGATGCGCTGGTGTTGGAGAGATGGTTGATCGCATCAGAGAGATTGCTCACATCCGCGACGGTCATGCCGAGCGCCGTCTTGATCTTGGCCAGGCTATCGCCGGCCTGGTTGGCGGAGATATCGAACGCTACCCCTACCTTGGCTGCCATTTCGGCGAAGGCGAGAAGCTCGGCACCCTGCATGCCCGCTTGCCCCGCAGCAGCCACAATCGCGGAGATTTCGGTCGCGGCCATGGGAATGGTTCGTGTCATGGCGATGATGTCGTCCGCCATCCGCCTGAAACCATCCGGCGTGTCGAAATCCACGACCTTACGGACATCCGCCATGGCGCTTTCGAATTCCATAGCGGCGCGCACCGGTGAACGGATCGCACTTGCCAGGGC